TTCACTAAAACATTCCCCCTTGCAACTGCCCCAGCACAAGCGGCTAGTCAAAATGGAAGTTTTATTTGTCCCCAAGGTGCTGGTGCTGGCGCAAATGGAAATTCTTATTCGCTTGCTTGGCAATTTAAAGTAGCAATGAGAACAGCGCCAACTATTGCACTATATACACCAACTGCGGCAGGAGGTGGAAATTGGTATGACGCTGGTGGCTTTAGCACAACAACTTCAGCCTCTGGAAATACTTCTGAATTTTCAACAGTAATTTACAACGTGTCAGCGGCAGCAACTGCGAATGTTAATGCTGTAATTCATGCAACAGCTTCTGCGGAGTTATAAAATGTATAAGCTACAAAAAAATCCTTTTAGTAAAGTTGTCGATGTTGTTGTCCGCTTATCAGACAACGCATTCATCCCATTTGACCCCGCCAATAGTGACTATCAAGCCTACCTAGCTTGGCTTGCTGAAGGCAACACACCCCTACCCGCAGATGAGGTAACCCTATGACATCAACAATTAACGCTTCAAGCACAGGCAGCGGCGGCATAGTCCAGACGGCAGACGCTTCTGGAACATTGGTGCTTCAGTCAAATGGTACGACTGCACTGACTGTCAGTGGCGCTAACGTGACCATTGCGGGAACTCTGACAACTGCATCACAAAGCATTGCCAAAGCATCTCTGCCAGCGGGTTCTTTGTTGCAAGTGGTCAATGCTAGTGTAGGGTATGTAACTTCTACAAGTGGAACTAATGTTGATACAGGTTTGACAGCATCAATTACACCCTCATCAGCAACAAGTAAAATATTAGTTAACATAAATTTGGTTGGCGTTACAGCCGTTGCGGCAACTGGATGGGGTTTTGAGTTAGATAATGCAAGCAATACGGCTTTATATTATTTGGCAAACTACAACACAAGCACTCTTGGTAATCCAAATGGGTATTCTTATAGCCTGCTGTTTTCACCAGCAACAACGTCTTCTTTAACTTACAAAGTGCGGTATTACGTTACTGGTTCTGGTTCTTCAATCCGTCTAAGTGACTATGCGGCAAGCACGCAGTATTCAACTATTACTTTAATGGAGATTGCAGGATGATTGATATACATGACGCAATTCGCGCCTTAAACCCGTCTATCGTTACTATTCGTGAAAAAGATGCTTTTGACGCAAATGACAATCCAGTGTCTTACGACATGGCGCAAGCACAAGTTAAATTGACGGAATTGCAAGCGCAAGAAATTGCCCAACAGCAAGCGCAGAATGCTAACAAAGCGTCTGCTTTGGCAAAATTGGCGGCGCTTGGTTTGACTGCTGACGAAATCAAAGCGATAACAGGAGCCTAAACCATGACACTCATCCTAAACGGCACTGACAACAGCGCCACAGTCCCAGCGGTGCAAGGCGGCACTGCTGGTACAACCACAGGCGTGTATTACCCAACAACGAGCGCAGTAGGCATTTCTACGGCAGGCACAAACGCTGTCTATATAAACGCAAGCCAGAACGTAGGGATAGGGACGAGTTCGCCAAACCAAAAGCTGCAAGTAAACAATACCGCCGCCGCAAGTTCTTTCGCTTTGTTTACAAACTCTACTACTGGTTCTACTGGTGGTGATGGAACATATTTTGGTGTTGATTCCTCTGGCGTTGCTTACGCTTGGAACCAAGAAAACACAGCAATGTTGTTTGGTACAAACAATGGCGAACGTATGCGTATTGACGCTAGCGGTAACGTAGGGATAGGGACGAGTTCGACAAGCACAAAGTTTACGGTAAGCGGAACGCAAACAATTCGCGGTACTGGGACTGACTATGGTTCTTTTACTTGCTTGTATATGGATGATTCAACTTCGCCTTATACAGGAGTTATGGCGGGGTATACGCTATCCCTAAACACTGGAAACAACAGCGCAAGAACATCAAGACTTTACATCGACAACAGCGGTAACGTGCTAGTGGGGCTTACTGCACAAGGATTAAGTGGTTTGTTTGAAGTTAATGGGGCTGTTTCAGGATATTCAACTTTAAGATTTCCTTATATTGGTTCTTCTACTGGTACTGCGGTAATCATAGATGCTAGTGGATATTTAAGAGCTAGTAGTTCTTCTCGTCGATATAAAGAAAATATTGAACCTATTGACGTTGGTCTTGATTTGGTTATGCAAATGCAACCAGTCAAATATAATTTAAAAGAAGGTGGAATTGCTCAAGTTGGCTTTATTGCGGAAGATTTCCCAGAGACGCGCCTTGTAAATCATTCGATGGTTGACCCAATAAACCCAGAAAAAGGTGAACAGATTGAATCAGTTAATTACAACAATCTTACAGCTATTTTGACCAAAGCAATCCAAGAGCAGCAAGCCCTAATCACGCAACTAACTGACCGTATTGCGGCGCTAGAAGCAAAATAAAAAAGGGCGAACCGCTGGCCCATAACAGCGGAATTTTTTAAGGAAAATGGCAATGAACGACAAACTAACTCTCTCTACTCAATTGGTCAACCAAATCCTTGGTTACTTGGGTTCACGCCCATACCAAGAGACCTTCCAACTGATTGAAGCCTTGCAAAAAGAGGCTCAAGCCAGTATGGCAGAGCAACCCAAAACGGAGTAAATCATGGCTGAGAAGTGGATTCAAAAAGCGGTCAGCAAGCCCGGCGCACTGAAAAAAGCGCTTGGCGTCCCTGCTGACAAAAAGATTCCAGCATCCAAACTTGCTGTCAAATCTGGCGACTCACCCAAAATGGTGAAGCGCAAGAACTTGGCGAAGACACTTCGAGGCTTTGACTGATGGAAGCGGTTCACGAATTAGCCACCGAAACAGACAAGCGCCTAAGCGTCCATGAGGCTATTTGCGCTCAGAGGTACGAGGGTATTCAGGCCCGCTTTGACGAAGGTTCCAAGCGCATGAACAGGATTGAGTACCTCTTGTATGTAGTCATTCTTGCCGTGTTGCTTGGCCCCGGGGTTGCCGCAGATTTTGTCAAAAAATTACTGGGGGTTTAAATGAGCGAGGAAAAGATTCAGGCAATGGAAAGCAAAGGTCAACTCATCGAGAAGATTACGTTTGCTCTTCTCCCTCTTCTTTTTTCTTGCGTCGTCTATTTGATGAGCGCCTTATCCAACTTGGCGCATGAGGTCACCATCCTCAACAGCAAAATTTCGCTCGTTGTCACATCGGACAACAAGCAGGCTTCAAACACTGGAGCCGAACTGGCCCGTGAAAAACTGCGCCAAGACCTTGAAAAAGAAATTCAACGCAACCGAGACCAGATTGCTGAGAACCGAATGCATATCGCCATCTTGGAAGAAAAAGTTCCAGTGAACAGCAAGATTAAAACTTTAACTGGAAAGGACTGACATGATTCCAATAGTTGCCTCCCTATTAGGTACATTGGCCCAGAATGGTCTGGGCCTTTTGTCATCTGCGCTTCAAGCCAAAGGCAAAGAAGTTGTTGAAAACGCGCTTGGCGTAAAGATTTCTGACAACCCAAGCCCTGAAGAGGTCAGCAAACTGCGCCAGCTACAGTTTGACCACGAAGAACGTCTGCTTGAGTTGGGTATTGAAAAAGCCCGTTTAGAGCAGGAAGAACTCAAAGCCTTATTGGAGGCACAGGCAAACCAAGAGAATAACGTCAGCGACCGCTGGAAGGCCGACATGGCGTCCGACTCTTGGCTGTCCAAGAACATCCGCCCCATGACCTTGGTATACATCCTGACCGCCTATCTGATATTTGCTGGCCTGAGCGCCGCAGGAATCAACGTGCAAGAGTCCTATGTGGCTTTGCTGGGCCAGTGGGGAATGTTGGTCATGACAGCTTACTTTGGTGGCAGGACGGTCGAGAAGGTCATGGAGATGCGCAAAGGGAGCAAAGAATGAGCCTAAGTCAAGACCAAGCCGCATTCCTGCTGGATGCCTGCAAACTCATTCAATACGCCACAGAACAGGGTTTTATGGTCACTGGCGGGGAGTTGGCCCGTACACCTGAGCAACAGGCCATCTACGTCAAAACAGGCCGCTCTAAGACCCTTAACTCCATCCACCTCAAGCGGTGCGCTATTGACTTGAACTTCTTCAAGGATGGGCAGATAATATGGGACAAAGGCATTCTCGCGCCGCTGGGCGCTTACTGGGAGTCTTTGCACCCCAAAAACCGTTGGGGAGGTAACTTTAAATCACTGGTGGATTGTCCACATTTTGAACGAAACGTGGGGTAAATATGGCAACCGCATCGGTAATGACTTACGACTCTTTGGTCGAAAACATTCAGTCTTACCTTGACCGTACTGATGACGACACGCTTGCCAAGATTCCTTTGTTCATCATGCTGGCGGAGCAAATTATTGCCAGCCAAATTAAGTTCCTCGGCAACCTGACGGTGCAGACCTCGACCATGACGATTGGTCAACCCATCATTGACAAGCCTGCCCGCTGGCACAAGACAGTCTCCTTCAACGTCACCGCAGGCGGTCAGAAGACCCCCGTACTGCTTCGCAAGTACGAGTACCTGCGCGAGTTCACCCCAGACGCCACAGTGACTGGCGTACCTGCTTATTTTGGCGACTACGACTACACCCATTGGCTTGTTGCTCCATCGCCTGCTTTGGCGTATGAGTTTGAGGTTTTGTACTACGAGCGACTCCAGCCGCTTGATTCTTCCAACCAAACGAACTGGTTCACCATCTACGCCCCGCAGGCTTTGTTGTATGGGTCGTTGTTGCAGGCTATGCCGTACATCAAAAACGACGAGCGTATGCCCATGTGGCAACAGAACTACGACCTCATCATTCAGACCTTGAAGTCTGAGGACGTACAGCGCATCGGTGACCGTCAAGCAACTGTATTGGATACCTGATTATGAGTTTCAATTCACCCTTCACAGGCAACGTCGTCCAACCGACTGATGTCTCGTATCGCCGCATTGTCCTGACCGCCGACTTGCAGTTGGAGTGGCCCATCAACGGCACAACGACTGACAGCGCCGCCGCACGCATCATGGAGGTGTCAACCACCACTACCGCGAACGAATTGTGGATGCCCCCAGCCAACCAAGCATCGGTAGGTCAAGATGCTTTGATTCGCAACGTCGGCTCTGTTGCTGTAACGGTCAAGGATTACACGGGCGCAAACACCATTGTGACCATTGCCGCAGGGCAAGCCCAGTACATCTACATCATCACAAATGCGACCACCGCAGGTACTTGGGGCATCATTGCCTTTGGCATCGGCTCCTCTGGCGCTGACGCCGCAACCCTTGCTGGATATGGTCTGATTGCAATTGGTCAGACGCTGAACCAGTCTCAGCCCGTCACCAACTTTTCTTCTAACTACACCGCTCAGTTCTCTGACCTTTCCAACGCTTATGTCTGGACAGGCGGGGCGGGTACTTTGACCCTCCCAACTGCGGCCTCCCTTGGCAACTCTTGGTTCATGCTGGTGCGCAATGCAGGTACAGGTTCCTTGACCATCACGGGTACAAGCGGCAACCTCATCAACGGCTCAACTTCTTTAGTTTTCCAGCCCGCCGACTCGGCAATTATTGTTTGCTCAGGCACGACGTTTTACACGGTTGGCTTGGGAAAGAACACGCAATTTGCGTTCACCCAACTGACCAAAGCAGTAGTCTCAGGAACCTACACCCTGACCGCCGCAGAGGCGTCAAACGTGGTGCAGAAGTACACGGGGACTCTGGCTGGCAACGTCACCATCATTGTTCCCCCGACGGTGCAGGTGTACTACATTCAAAATGCCACGGTGGGCGGGGCTTCCAACTACACCGTTACGTTGACCACCAACACAGGCGGCTCTAACGCAACAATTGCTTCCAACCAGCAGGCAACGCTGATTTGCGACTCTGTGAACTTGGTCAATGCCAACACGGTGCTGGCAGGCTCCTCGTCCATTGGACTGATTGACGGCACGGTGGCCTCGCCTGCTTTGTACTATGGCTCCGAGCCAACAACGGGCTTGTATCGCGCCGCGTCTGGTGAATTTAATACTGCCATTTTGGGCGTGTTGCGCTCCACGCTTTCAGCGTCTGGGCTGGCAATTGTTGGGACGGGCAACTTTACAGGTGGAATCTCTGGCGGAGCGTTCTAATGGTCAAGAAGGTTTTTACCATCGACACGTTGCCGGGGGTTCAGCGCGACGGTACGGTGTTCGACATGAACTTCTACACCGACGCACTTTGGGTTCGCTTTCAACGTGGGCGTCCTCGCAAGATTGGTGGCTACCGCGCCATCACCAGTGACGCGCACGGCTACTCTCGTGGCCTATACGTCAACTCGGTAGACGGCAACAACCAAGTCTTCAACGGCTACAACAATGGCCTTGAAGTTGTCAACATCGACAACAACGGCATTGGCTCTGGAATCAATCAGATAGATTTTGGCGCTCCCATTCTTACCTTGGGGACAATCACCCCCGGCTCCGCATACACCAACGGAACCTACACCAACGTCCCCTTGACTGGCGGCTCTGGCTCTGGCGCTAGGGCCACCATTGTTGTGGCTGGAAATTTTGTTACGACCGTAACCGTGACGGCGGTCGGAAATTATTACGATGCCGGGAACATTTTGAGCGCCACCTCTGCCTCTATTGGCGGGACTGGCTCTGGTTTCTCCGTCCCAGTGGCAACGACAAAAGGGTTCTTCACCCCAAGCGATTTGAACCTCTGGCAGTTTGACTCCATGTTTGATTCGCAAGGTTCTGGCAATCAGTTGTTGTTGGCGCACCCCGGTCAGAACTTGGCCCAAATTGATGCCATCGTGAACACGCCCGTCTTTGCTGGCAACATCAGTGGAACTCAAATGTCACCCTTGGCGGACACCGCAGGCACAAGCCCAACAGGTGACCTCATTGAAGTCTCTGGCGGAGTAGTGGTACTTCACCCCTACGTCTTCGTTTATGGCGACAATGGCCTCATCAAGAACTGCACGGCGGGCAACCCCTACAACTGGAACGGCGCGGACGCCAACGAGACCAACGTGGCCTCCACCAAGATTGTCAAGGGTCTGCCAGTGCGCGGAGGTTCCAACGCGCCTTCAGGCTTGTTCTGGTCTTTGGATTCGTTGATTCGCGTCAGCTATACGCCTACCACGGTAACGGTTGGAGGAACTCCTCAGACCTTCTACTGGCGCTACGACATCATCACAAGTCAGTCCTCCATCATGTCGAGCCAATGCGTCATTGAGTACGACGGCATTTACTACTGGATTGGTGTTGACCGCTTTTTGCTGTACAACGGCGTGGTCAAAGAAATCAAGAACACGTTCAACCAGAATTACTTTTTTGACAACCTGAACTATCAACAGCGGCAGAAAGTCTACGCCAACAAGGTTCCCCGCTTTGGTGAAATCTGGTGGTTCTTTCCCTCTGGCGACAGTGAGGAGTGCAACGACTGCATCATCTACAACATCCGCGAAGACTGCTGGTATGACGCTGGCGGCGCTTTGGGAGCCTATCGTACAGCGGGGTTTTTCTCGCAAGTGTTCCATTACCCCATCAACGCTGGCTCCGAGTTAAGTACGCAAGAGATTTTGTTTTCTGCTTCGATTGCTACGACCAATACAAGCGCGGTGATGACAATGGCTCCCGTGAACTCAATTGCAGTAGGCCAATTGGTAGTAGCGACTGGTGTTCCGACTGGCACAACCGTCTCCTTGATTGCTGGCAACACAGCATCAACCACGGCGACTGGCAGTTCTGGAGCCAGCACAATCATCGTCACAAGCGCTACGGGTATCGTGCGCAACCAATTGGTTACTGGCACTGGTATCGGCGCAGGCGCGACCGTGGTGAGCGTTGTTGGCACTACCGTGACTCTTTCCGTAGTCAACAGCGGAGCGGTATCTGGCTCAATTGGGTTCTCTGGATTGACGGTGACCATTTCGGCGGCGGCAACTGCAACGGCTATTGTTTCGGCAAACTTTGATTCGGTTGCTGGACGTATTACCTTGTGGCAACACGAGATTGGCACAGACCAAGTTATTTTTGAAACTTCCGACGCGATTGACAGCTACTTCGAGACCAGCGACTTGGGTTTTGTGGCTGGTGGGCCTGCGCAGACCTCCCCCGTTGGGGATAACTTCTGGGTTAACTTGGAGCGCGTAGAGCCTGATTTCATCCAACAGGGCGAGATGACCTTGAGGGTAACTGGGCGACCCTACGCTCAGTCTTCGGATGTGACCTCGCAAGAGTACCCGTTTGACCCCAACACGGGAAAGATTGATATGCGCCAGCAACGGCGCGAGATTCGTTTACGTTTTAGAAGCAACGTAAGCGGTGGTAACTACCAAATGGGCAAGGTTCTATTGAGCGTCACATTGGGCGACGTCAGACCTTTTGGCAACTAATATGGCGCTTGCAGTCGTATACGACCCTCGTTACCACACATGGAACTCGTGGACGAGTCTCATGGTGGAGGCGTATGCGGCGCAACAGCTATCAATAAATACTCCCGAAGAGGAGTGGAAGCAGTGGGCGGCAGGTTTAAAGGCTATCGACATTTTCACAAATGATGGTATCCCCGGCCCCTATATATATGAAAACTGGCAAGACTGGGCATCAGCTTTGGTCGGAGCAGTCAATCAAAAAACTCAGGAAATGGCAACATGAACTTCATTGAAATTTTTAACTATGTGGCAAAGGTGGCGCGTCCTGCGCACACCAAGCCAAGCATCGCCACGTCGCTTGACGACAAATTAGAGGACATTGGTTTGGATAGCCTTGACGGGCTGGTCATGCTGATGTATTTCGATGACCTCTATGGAATCGCCGACGAGGTAAGCAAAGAGTGGTCTCCAAAATCTGTTCAGGAGTTGCACGACCTTGTGATGGGCAGCAAGACCAAAGAGCCAGCCTCTATGGAAGAGGTTGTGGAGGCGTGCAAATGATTTATCTCACGCACTACCGCACAGCCTGCACCACCAACGTAGAGTTGTTGGACGACATCGTCTTTCCGCAGAAGGTCAATTGGTTCCCCGATACTTACAACCGAGTCAAGTCGGGTTTGGTTTACGTTCCCCATAAGTTGGCGGAGAAGGTGCTTGACCCTGAGTTGCTGACCTACCTGCGCGAAAACCCCGTGGGTAAGACAGCTTTTATTCTTGCGGGCGGCAACGCCCATTTTGCCGGGTTAAAGCAAAAACAATATGACTCCCGCCTAACTTACAACTACAAGTTTTTGCCGTTCACCTTAACGCAGGTATACGCGGGTCGCATTGCCCAATCTTTTGGCGACATGGACATGGTGACGACTGACTCCTCAGCCTGCGCCTCCAGCCTCAAGGTAATGATGGATGTTCAAAATCTCATCCAGTTCTACCACTTTGACCGCGTCATTGTCCTGACGGTCGAGGATGGCGTCTCCAACGCGGTGCTGGAATTTTTCGGCGAAGCCAAAGCGGTACTCACCCAAAAGCAGGAAGAGACAGGCATCAAGCCATCCGCTTTCGATTCGACCAACTTTGGCTTTCGAGTCGGTCAGGGCGCGGCCTTGGCGGTATTTGAATCCCGCGAGGCGGTCGCCAGCCAGCATCTAAAGCCTCACGCCCGCCTAGTAGGGGCGTACAGCGCCTCAGAACGCTCCACAAACGCCATTGGGCAATGTGAGGACGGCGAGGGCTTCAAGAAGGCTATGGAGGGCGCTATGCACTTTGCCAACGTCAACCCAGATGAAATTAAAATCGTCAAGACCCACGGCACTGGCACAGCTTCCAACAACTTGGCTGAAAAAACGGCGCTGGGCAATACACTAAAAGCGTTTGTGGCTACTTCGTACAAGCAGAAGATTGGTCACACGATGGGTAGCAGTGGACTGCTTGAAACACTTTTGTTGCTGGATGATATGAAGGCAGGTTTCATCCCAGCAATTGAAAACCGAACTGAAACCGACTCGGTATTCCTTTCGGAATCGACAAGTCCACCGAGTGGCTTGATAATGAGTTTGGCGGCTGGGATGGGTAACATTTACTCCGCCGCAATTTTTAAGGGGATGTGATGCTGGTCGATAGCAAACAAAAGAAATTGGGTGAACAGGCAATCTTAATGATTGCGGCTCAGGAGACCAAGTCTCCCCATCCAGCCGCCACGGTTTATGCGGCAATCATCAAAGAGATGAATATGCCCGGCACGACCACGTTGCGTGAGGGCAATACCATGTTTGTCGTTCATCATGCCGAAGGTAGGACTGGAATCTTTCGCGCTTTGAATGCCGACACCGCCCGCAATTACTTGGAAAATTCCTACGCTTTTATTCAGGCGGCATACAAAATGGGGTTTGATGTTTTGGTGTGCGACTTCCAAGACGCAACAATTATGAATATTTTTAAAGCAATTTCGCGCAACCCTCCTATGGAGGATATGGGGTATCGCGCAGAGAAGACTAAGACTGGTTTTCGCGTTACCACCAAGCTAGGCCCAAAGCGGGCTGAAAAGGAATAAAAATGGGCGCAGTAGTTAAATTTGTTGAAGATGTAGTTACCTCTGTTGTTGAGGTTGTCGGCGCTGTTGTTGAGGCTGTTTCAGAAGTTGTCACAACGGTTGCCAACAAAGTCGTTCAAGTTGTTGAGGCTGTAGTTGCAGACCCAATTCCAACTCTTTTGGCTATTGGGGGCCAAATGATTGGCATTCCTGCGCCCGTAACGATGGCGGCTATTACTGCGGCAAGAGGCGGGGATTTGGAAGACATTGTTCTTTCCGCTGGAGCGGCTTACCTTGCGCCAACAGTTGGAAATTCGCTTTCCTCTACGTTTTCAAGCACTTTAATTGAGGCGGGCGTCAATGAAACAGTGTCTGATGTTCTTAGTTCTTCAGTCAGCAAAGGCTTGGTAAATGGAACAATTGCCGAAATTAAAGGCGGAGATTTTGAAGATGCATTTGCTGGCGGATTTACTGGCGGCTTGGTAAGTGGCGGCGTCAAGGAAGTTGGGGACTATGTCAAGCCTGATGTGATTGCATTGGCGCAAGAAAGCGGCCTTGATTTAAAAGATGCAAACGCGGCATTTAATGCGACCCAACGCGCATTTACTGCGGGAATAACTTCTGAAATCACTGGCAAAAATGATTTCACTACTGCGTTTACCAACAGCGCAATTGGCTCTACTGTTGACTACGGAGTCGGCTCCCTAAACAACACAATTGACAAGCAGTTTAGAACTGCCGCAACTGACTGGAATGAAAAGGACAAGGAAAGTCCTCCTGTTGAAGTTACTACCGTTGGTCAGGGTGTTCCTGATGACATCGTAACCGAGGTCAAACTTTCTGATATTGGCACTGACTCTCAGCCAATGAATACTTCTGCGCAAACATTTGATTTTGCACAAGTTCTTTCTGACACGTCAACAAGACAGCCAGCCAATTCTGATTCAGAAATTAATTTGGCTGAAGCGCCTAAAGCAGAAAATGCATCTAGTTTTTCTGATTTGATTGGAATGGAAAAGCCCAAGGCCGAAGAGCCTGCTCTTGGAGAAATGGCCCCAGAGGATTTGGCTGAAGTGGGCAGCATTCCTTCGCAAGAAAATGAAACTGATTTGGCCCCCAAGGGGGGCTTGGCGTCTGTATCTGATGTCCTTGACTTGTCCAAGATTGGCGAAGAACCTGTTGCGACTTCCGCAGTTCCAGTTATTTCTGAAGCGCCCCTTGGTCAAAGTTTGACGGCAACTGGACTTGCGCCAGAAACTCCGCAGGGCGGTTTGAATGCGGTTGCTGGAAAAACGCCAGAAGAAAAAATGGCTGAGTCTCAAGGCTTGAAAGCGACTGACATCACCAAGCCCTTGGTCACCACTGCTGGCAGTCTTTTAAAATCTACTTTGATGCAGAAAAAACCTGCGGCAAGCCCTCAACGGCCCGTGGGTGGATTGCAAGCAGCACAACCAGCGGCTCGTCCAGTGAACAAGCCGCCCGCACCCCCGCAGAAAATGGATGTGGCTAAATTGATTCCAATTCAAAAAGCTACCCCATTGCCCCCGCCTCCAGTGAAAAAGCCCATCAATGCGCCCGCGCAACGGCTGGACAGCACTGCAAAATTGACGCCCATACAAAACATTGCAAGCTTAACCTCAACGGTGAAAAAGACAGGATAAGACATGGCTATTCTAAAAAAGCGCACATCAAGCAGACAGCTTCCTGAAGCAAGGGGGATTGACCGCGCACCGCTGAGTAGCATCATTAGCGGTGGGAATGCGCCCTCTATCTACGACACGTCTAATCGCCCAATTACAACCCCGACTGGTTCGAGGCCAGCGATTACCACGCCCGCAAATACAACTACCAAGCCTGCAATTACCACTCCTACAACTGGTGCGCCAAAACAGACTTTGACTTCCACGACTGGCGCTACGACTAAGCCTAGCATCACGACCAGCACGACCAAGCCAGCCATTACAACGAACAAGCCGACTACGAGCATCACTACGCCAACGCCTGCGCTCAAGCCTGCAATTAAGCCTACTACTACCAACACAAATTCGACGAGCAACAAAGTGGTGAACGCGCTCACGGGCGCGGCGCTTGGCGCTGGGGCAAAGTTAATAATTGACAAAATAACTGGCAAGCCTACCGTTGTTAACCCGCCTGCCACGCCCTCAAAACCTGCCGCCAAGCCAGTTACCAAGCCCGTTACTCCCACCAAGCCAACCCCAAATAAACCAGTAACAAGCGTTGTAACTCCACCTGTAGATACAAAGCCTGTGTATGAAACCCCGCTGGCTCCGGGCGGCGGCGCTCCTTATGACGATAACGGCAACCTCATGCCCGGATGGCAATTGGACGAGAACAACAACCCTGTATGGGTTGGCGTCGATTCGGTAAATAGTACAGTTGCCCCGCTCAACCCTGACGAGGTTGCAGCATTACCACCAGAAGTCCCTTTTGAGCCTCAATATTTTGACGATGGTCAGGGTAATATTTACGTCTCTACCGCTGATGGCGGATATGAGTTGTATCGTGCGGCTGAGGTTGCTCAGGACGTTGCGCCAGAGACTTGGACTGACCCACAGACTGGCGATATTTGGGC